ATCGCTGATTATTTTTTGTTTGATTCAGAATCTTCAAGTCACGAGAACGGCCCTGAACATGAATTGACTTATATTAATGAGATTGTTCATGCAGGTAATAGTAGTAATCCACAAATTAATTATGAGAAATTAGCGATAGCTGGTATTCGTGTTGGAGCGACAAATACGTTAAGTAGTTTTAATTCTTTTTCTGCCTTTATAAAAGAAGGAATAATGGTAGACCGTTTGATTCCAGATCATAATTACATTTCTGGAACAGGTTATTTAACTAGAAATTCTTTAATTGCTTCTTCTGATAATTTTGTAGAGATAGCACATGATTTATTAACAAATACATCTTACGGAGCTGGAAATGTTGTAGGGCATGATGGTGTAGATCGTGCCAGCATGATTGAAGGGGCTAGATATTGTAGAGCTAATGGATTCTTTTGGAACGGAATTATTGATAATAAATTTAATTTAAGAGAATTTATATTTGAAAATGCTGCTTATAACTTCTTAGATTTTTCAATATTAGGTGGTCGTTTTAGCCTAAGACCAAGTTTCCCTGTCAAAGATGATTATGAGATTGATTACGAAGCAACTATTGATAACAAAGGAATTAATGTAAAAGCTTTATTTACTGATGGAAATATGAAAGATATAAAAGTTACTTTCTTAACTCCAGAAGAAAGAAAAATGTTTAAAGCAACTGTTATACATAGAAAAGATGATAAAAACAGTAAAGGATTAGCTGGTTTTCCAGAAAATGTTGCAAAAACCTATGCTTACAATCCTACGGGTGAAGATGGGTCAACTTTTTATCCAAAAGCAGAACAATTGCCAGAGGAAGTATTTGATTTAAGTAATTGGTGTACAAGCGATTCTCATGCAAAATTATTTGCTGCTATTGCTTTGTCAATCAGGAAAGAAGTAGATCATGGAATTGTTTTCGATACTCCTCCAAGTTCAGTATTTGGATTACTTGCTGGAGACTATATTCGAGTCTTAACAGAAGTAACTCATACGAGCAGATTTAATAATGGAAGTATTGATGGAGATGGAGTTGTTGTTTCAAGATCAGATATTAGTGGTTCAATCAATACTTATTGTTGGACACCAGGAACTTTAGGAGGGATAGAAGAAAAAACTTTTTCTGTAGGTAGTGATGGTAAGAACTCACTTGGTTTAACTAATAAATTATTTGCTCAAGTTGATAGCACAACTGAAGATAGGATTTATAAAGTTGAATCTATTACCTATGGTGAGGAAGGATTCATCCAAATAGCGGCTAGTCATGTACCTTTAATTGGATCAAGGCTGGCAGTTCTTTATCATGCAAATCCCAACTCTGCTGTTAATGGGGTTGATTACCTTACACGTTTCCCTGAATTAAGAGGACTTTAAATGGCATCTTTTCCTACTACCGTCCCAACTCCTACTTCAAGAAGTTATAGCCCTGGAACGTATCCACAGACAGAATTTGAAGCTCAAAATGGCGTTAAGACTGTTATTCGTTATGGAAAAAATAGAACAAGTGCAACTTTGACATTAGGTTTTAGCAATATTACAGATGCTCAAGCTGCAAGTATTCTTTCTAATTACGAAGCTGTTAATTCAATTTGGGATGAAGTGACTTTTGATGGAACGAATGTAATAGAAGGGGCAACGACTTCACTTCAAACATATTTTAAAGAAGGATCGCCTTTAAAATGGAGATATTCTGGGCCTCCAAAAGTAACAAGTGTTTTCCCAGGAATCAGTAATGTTAGCTGTAGTTTTGTTGCTTGCTTGGATGCACCCATATAATAAAAGCAATGTTTTAATTTAAGGTCGTGGGTTTTTATTCAGGCAGAGATGGAGAACTTTATGTTGCTGATGTAAAAGCAGCAAAAGTTCAGTCATGGTCTTTCTCTAGCTCAATGGCGGTATTGGAAACGACCTCATTAGGCGATACAGATAGAACACTTGAATCAGGTGTTAGAAGCTATAGCGGAAGTGCAAGACTGTTTTATTACGTTGAAACTCCTGGCTCTGGTGCTAACTCAAACCTAAATGCCTTGTTAACTTCTGCGATTAAGACAGGTGGTTCAGCAGGTGATGGTGATAATGATCCATCAACTCAAGTTGTTTTAAAGCTGCGAATGACAACAGGCTCAACGGATGTTCGAGATATTCAATTCTCTGTCTTTATTACAGGGGTTTCAATGAATAGTGCAGTAGGAGAAGTTGCTTCTGCTGACATCAGTTGGGAAGCTAATGGTGCTCCTTATGGCAACACAACTCTGGTTGATTAATGGGTGTTTATTTTGGTCAATGGGGTGAAGTAGCCCTTAAAAGAGATACGCTTCAATCTGCTTTGCAGACGAAGTTAGATCCTTTTGACGTAAATACATCAACAAAAAGATTTAGTGTTGACCATAGTTCTGGTTCGTTAATTACTGGAGATGAAGTAGAAATAGAAACGGCTGATGGTTCAACACTTGAATTAGTTAACGGTCATAGCTATCCAGATGGAAAATGGTTTATAAATGTTGATCAGGTAGGAGGTCTTCGTTTATATAGTTCTTTTGCTGCTGCGATAGAAGGTGGACAATCAAATGCTTTAACTCTTGTTGCTCCTAGTTCTGCAAAAGATATTTTGATTCGTACCAGAAACGAAAGATTTAGGCACGTAGCAGGTGTTAGAGAATTTGAAATGACAACGAGTAGAGAGCAAGTTGATTTAACAAATCTTGGAGATGAGTTTAGAAATCAATATGAAGCTGGCTTAATTAGTGGTCAAGGATCAATGACCTGTATCTGGGAGCATGATTACGACACAGGCGATAGGGCTAATGAATACGGAACAGATCCAGAATTTCCATTTTATTTAGCGCAATTGCTGGTTCGTACTCAGCAAGGTTCGGATTTTGATGGATTATTTTATATTTACCGTGATCCTGATAATTCAAAGAAAAATGTTTTCTATGAAGCTAATTGCATTATTACTAATATTGCTGTAACGGTGTCTGTGACTGAAGTTATAGAGACAAGAATAGAATTTGTAACAAATGGAGTAATTAGTTTAAAGACAGGAGATACACCAGGATTCTTGTTACAGGAGAACTCAGATAAGATATTACAAGAAAATCAGAGTCGCATATTGCTCGAACAGGTTTAAACTGCTGGTATTGGTTTTTAGTTAGTCGGCAATGGCAGATCTCCAGATTACGGGTTTACCCGCTTTAGCAGAAGCAGGTATTCAAGCAACAGACGTAGCGGCGGTTGCTGATATTAGTGCAACTGAGACAAAAAAAGTAACGATTAAAGATTTAATTGCTGCTGGTGTTGCGTTAATTGATGACGGAGATATACCTGCTGCAAAGGTTGGAACATTAGGTACGAACCAAGTAGCAACTGCGGCGATACAAGCTAACGCTGTTACTGCTGCCAAGATTGCAAGTGGAACGATAACTGCAACTCAAATAGCAGATGCAACGATAACTGGAGCGAAGTTAGTTAACGATACTGTTACTGCAACACAGATAGCTGCTAATGCGATAACCGCTTCTGAGTTAGCTGATAATGCTGTAGATACTGCTGCTATCGCTGCAAACGCTGTAACAACTGCGAAGATTACAGATGCAAATGTTACTTATGCAAAGTTAAGTCTTAGTGATGGAGATATTCCTGGGGCAAAGATTGCAACAGGTGGAATTACAGCAACACAATTGGCAGCAAACTCTGTAGCTGCTTCTGAACTTGCTGACGATGCAGTTGACACCGCAGCCATTGTTGACGGTGCTGTTACAGCAGTAAAGATTGCAACGAATACTATTACTGCTAATCAAATAGCTGCAAATGCTATTGGTGCTAGTGAATTAGCAGATAACGCTGTTGATACGGCTGCTATTGCCGATGGAGCTGTAACTGCTGCAAAGCTTTCTGGGACGTTAGCGGCTGCTTCAATTGCTGATGATGCGGTAACAACTGCCAAGATTGTTGATGATGCAGTAACAAGTGCGAAACTTGCAGCAAACGCTGTTGATGCAGCAGCTTTAGCTGATAACGCTGTTGATTCTGGAGCGATAGCTAGTAGTGCTGTTATAGAAGCAAAAATTGCGGCAAACGCTGTAACTGTTACTAAAATTGCTGATGGCACGATTACACCAGCAAAATTAAATACTTCTAATCTTGATCGTTCATTAAATGTAGCTAGTGGCAATCTTGGAATAAATAACGTAATCACGGCTGCTACTCGTTCAGGAATCTCATATAACGCTCAAGGATTAATTACAGGAACAGTTGCCCTTGCTGCTGGAGATTTACCTGTTGCTACTACATCTGCCGTCGGTGGTGTTTCAATTGCTAGTGCAGGTGGTTTAGCTGTTACAGGAGCAGGTGCATTATCTATTGCAGCAACAACAACAGGAGCCACGGCAACAAAAGTTACGTTTAATAATTTTGGACAAATAACAGGAACAGCTACTTTGGCTGCTGCTGATTTACCTCTCGCAACAGCTAGCGCTGTAGGTGGTGTTTCAATCGCTTCTGGTGGCCCTCTTTCTGTTGATGGGAATGGTGCTTTAACAGTTAGTAACTCAGGTGTTTCTGCTGGCACAGGAACAAAAGTTACTGTTGATGCAAAAGGAATTGTTACTGCTATCACTAATCTTGCAGACAGCGATCTTCCTAATCACAGTGCAGCTTTACTAACTTCAGGAAGTATTGCAGCAGCTAGGATTGGTAACGATACCATTGACGGCACAAAACTCAGCAACTCATCAACAGCATTATTTCAATCAATAGCACAGCAAGGTTATCCAACAGCACAATTTAATGGTCAAATCCTCTTTGATACTGTTTCTGAGGATGCGTTTATCTGGGATGGTAACGCTTGGCAAGCAATAACGACACTGACTAAAGGAAGTCTTGTTTTTGGTGGAACGTATAAC